GCCTTGACCCCTAGCTTGCCGTCTGCGCCACGCTCCAGCGGCATGATCGCCTCGGGGCCAGCTTCGCCCATCAGACCCGTGCGCGTGACGCCTCCATCAGCGAACTGGAAGAGAGTGGGCGAGGAGATAACGGAATTGGTGAACATGCCGCCGTTGGCGAAGGCAGCGATGCCGTTAGCGAAGTAGGCACCATTTGCGGCACCGGGGAACTTGAAGCCACCTTTAGGAATAAATGCTTCGCCGGGCATCTCGAAGTTTTTGGCAGACTCGGAGCCACCAGAGGTGAGTCCAGCAAACATCTTCGCAATGCCGATAGCAATGTACATTGCAATCATTCGCGTCCCCTCTTTAATCAAGATGTCGCCAACATCTTTCAGGAAGTCAGCGAATACCTCCTTGGCCGTAGTTGTTCCTTCGATCAGCCCGCTGATTCCATTTGCAATTGAATTGCCAACAGCATCGCCAATACCTTGAGATACGCGAACGGCAACGGCTTCGAGATCGTTGAGTTCAGCGGTTGCTTGAGCAATAAAATCTTGAATTTTCTTACCACGATCACTTTCAATTGCCTCTCCGACCGCACCAGTGCCTTTGCCGGTTGTTGTATCAACTTCGCCAAATTTGCCTTCAAGCGCATCTTTACGCTCCTTTAGGATTTTGATTTGATCCAAGTATGCCTTGTTTTGCGCATCAACCTCCGCCGTAACCTCGCCAGCTATAATTTTATTTTCAAGTTGGGCAATCGCTGTGTCGTAAACTGCAAGCGCAACTCGCTTAGTCGTCTCAAGCTCAATAACTTTTTGAGCAACTGTATCAGTCAAGCCGGCATTAATAAGTTCGATGTAACGCAAACGCTCGATCTCGGCGTCGGACTCTCTTGTTTGAATTGCGGTAAGCGTCGCATCTGTTTTATTGGCAAACTCAGCAATCCCAAGGGCAAAGTCTTGAGCGTTTTTAACTACATCAAGCTCGTTTAGGCGAAGTTGCGCTGCAACATAATTTTCGACTGCAATTCTGTAGTCGGCGGTAGCCCTATCAAGACCAGCGGTTGAGACACCACCACCTCCTACGGCGCCAACACCACGAAGGGCAGGAGGAGCATTCAGTTTCTCAACCTCAAGACGCTCTCTTTCAACGGCCCTGTAAAGGCTGGCCGCCTGATTTCTCGCTTGCTCGGGAAGACTTAAATCCTTCGTTGCAAGAGCAAGTTCGTCTTGGAAAAGACGAAGCTTGAGAACGGCAATGTTGCGCTCGACACTAAAGCGCCTTGTGTCGGCCTCCTCATTTCTGCGACGAACTTGCTCGTTGATATCAGCAACACGGCGAGCTGTTTCAACATTCAAGCGAGCAACTTCTTTTTCAATACTCGCCTTAAACTGGGCTGCCTCTGAATCAATTTTTTGAACATCAAGAGCTGCGTTGCGTTTAATGCTCGCCGCCTGTTCTTCTGCACTGACTTGCTGCTCTGTAAATTGAGCAACAAGCTGAGCGACCTCCTTGGCGGCTTGCTCAACCTCTGGACGTTGACCTGCGCCGGCCTGGGCTACGGCAGCCTGATTCGCAATCTGAAGCTGCTTTAGGCGAATTTGCCCTTGAGCATCAAGTAATTGATTTTCTTTTTCGAGAGTCGCAAAGCGCTTATTGCGAATCTCATCTTCAACCTGCTTGCGAATATTCGCAATGCTTTCTTCGTAGGAGCGAACGAGATCGGCGCGTTGCTTGTCGAGATCCTGCTGTTCGCGTGCGGCAGAGCGAAACTGATCTTTCAGCGACTTGCCAATATCAAGAAATTCAAGCCGCTTTTCTAGCGCATTGATTTCAGACTCAATGCGTTGCTTGCGGTCAATCTTAATCTGTCCCTTGATTTGAATTGCCTGCCATTTATCAACAATATCCTGCAATGCGCCCTGATCCTGCAACATCCCAACCTCCGATTCCGTTGGAGTGCTTGGCGCAAAGAATCCACGCTCAATTCCTCTTTCCTTCAATCGCCCCAAGATTTCCTGATTGAACTGCCCAGCCTGTTGCTCGTTGAGATTTGCACGCAAGAGTCGAACTCTTCCGGCTGCTGCTGCTTGACCTGCGATATTCGCAAAGAATCCAATTACAGAGGCGAGCGGGCCTGCTGCAACCGCCTGCATTTGCTGCCCAAGCTCAGCAAAGGCGCGATTCAGTCGATCGCTTTCGGTGCCGAGAACTTTAAGATTTTGAACACCGCCAACTCCAAGTTTCTTAATTGCCTCTTGCTGGATCAATGCAGAGGCTGTAGCCGTATCGCCATACTCAATTGTTTTCTTGATTGTATCTTCAAGCGCTTTGGACGAGAAGAAAGATTTCTGAGCTAGCTGATCAAAGTTTTCGGCTGGCTTTTCAAGCGCAGCTCCAAGCTCGATTGCGCCCTGAACAGCAGTGTCGAATGCCGTGCCTAGCGCAGTGCCGACCAGCGATAGACCAAAACCTAGGCCACCCCCGGCAAAGCCCCCTAGTGCGCCACCAGCGCCACCCAGAGCAGCCGCGCCAATACCCTGTCCAAACAGCAGCGGGAAGGCGCCACCGATCAAGCCTTCGCTAATTGCAGCGGCACCGCGCCTGCCGAAGCGACGCTCAAGAAAAGGCGTTTCATTGAAAATTGGGCTACCGGGGAAGCCAATGCCGCCCCTGATAGGAGAAGATGGGAAGCCGGTAGCGCTTGCGCGTTCACGCAGCCTTTCTTGGGCCTTCATCCATCTCGGGCTACCAGCCATCGTCGCCGTACCAAGAATCGGCGACGATGGAAATCCTTTCTGTGCTTCTTTCAGGGCTCTATCCGCTGCTCGCTCCGCAGCTCTTGCTGCACTTTCAAGCTTTTGCCTAGCGGATTCCTGCGCAGCCCTCCATCTTGGGCTTCCCTCTATTGTTGCACTGCCAAGAATAGGGGAGGAGGGGAATCCCTTCTGGGCTTCTCTCAAGGCTTTATCTGCTGCTCTTTCTGCTGCGATGGCAACTTGTTGCTGAACTTTTGCTGCACGCTCCTCAGCTCTGCGCTGAGCCGCAGCACGTCTTTCTGCTGCAACACGATTTCGCTCCTGAGCAGCGATAGCCTTGGGGCTACCTGCCATTGTGGCAGTACCCATGATTGGCGAAGAAGGAAATCCTTTTTGCGATTCTTTGAGAATTCTGTCAGCTTCTTTATTTGCAGCGCTCTCAGCGGCTTTTGCTGATCTTTCTTGTGCGCGCAGAGCCCGCTCTGCGGCAGATCTTGCTCTTTCTTGGGCTGCAAGAAATTTTGGGCTCCCAGGCATTGTTGCGGTACCGCCAATTGGCGATGCTGGAAATCCGCGCTGAGACTGCTTAAGGGCAATTTCCTGTGCTTTTTGTTGCGCAGCAATAGCCTTAGGACTACCTGCCATTGTGGCAGTTCCACGAATAGGCGAAGCAGGAAAACCTTTTTGCGCTTCCCTAAGTGCTATTTCTTCCGCTATGGGACTACCTGGAAAATTTCGACCCCCGCGAACGGGAGAGCGTGGCGCTATACGCGCAATTCTTCTGATTTCATTTTCTTGTTCGTTAATTGCATCTGCAAGCTCTTTCGACTCTCTTTCAAGGCGAGATATTGCCGCAGTGGCTCTTCTGACGGCTTCGCTGTAAGCCTGCTGATCGCCAGACCTAGAAGCAGAAATAACTTGAGTAGCAAGAGATCTAGCGTTTCTTACTCTTTGCGCCGGTAGATCAACGCCAGAAGCGGCAGATGTAATTCGCTCCTGTAGCCTCCTACCAGCCTCAAAACCCTTACTTCCTAAGGACTGCAGACGGTTGAACTCATTCTGTCTTTCAACAACACGACCAAGCTCTGTCGCAAGAGACTGAATAAGGCGAATATTTCTTGAGCCTGCTCCACCGGCAGCATCGTATGCCGCTTGGATACTCCTTGCTTGTTGTTGAAGGTTTTCCGGTAAACCTCTTCCGGCCCCGCCACGAGAAAACTGCTGAACTCTTCTTTGGAAAAGTTCATTTGCAGAATTTAATCTAGACTCAAGCGTGATTCGACGTTCTGTTTGCCTGATAAGCTCTCTATTGTTGTCAATAGAGCTTCGCGCAGCGACAGCCTGCGCTCTTTCTCTGAAAACAGCAAGTCTTGCGAGCCTTTGATCAATAAGAGCCCTTCTTCGATCCTGGAAGGCAAGTTGCCTGGCGCGTCTGTCTGGATCACGGGCAAATCTCCCCCCCTCGCCTCTCGGTTGCTGTGTTCCAGTTACTCCAAGTCTGATGTTCGCACGCTGCAATGCGCCTGTAGCACTCCTCCATCTTCTTTCAATTTGCTCAATACTGTCTTCAATTGCGTTGAGCTGATTGGCGAGATTCTGTATATTGCGCTGACCGGCGACCAGGATATTGATCTGGGCGTCGTAGTTAGCCACTGCAACAAATCATCTCGTCTCTCAAGTCTAGCCAGACACGAAAAAGCCGCCCCGAGAGGCGGCTAGCGACGAGCTTGGCGTTTGATCCTGTCCATTTCTTTCTCTTGGCGCCTACCCTTAACCGCAAAATAGGCGGCCCATAGGGCTAACTCTTCGTCGGTCACTCTATCCTTAAGTTCAAAAAGAGTGCAACTCAAGGCTTCTGCAAGAGAAAGCTGAAAGTAGAGTCTATTGTCAGACTCAAGCTCTTGCTCAATCGCTTTTGGAATCGGGTTCTGCGTCCTCTGAACCGCGAGGGCGAAGAACACAAAGAATCATCTTCTGAAGATCTTCGTCCTCAATATCGTTTTTGAGCACAGGGATGTCGCCTGGCTTGAACAAACGCTCACCATTTTCGTCAATAGCCTTGCGGACCAACAGTTGCATTGCGAAATCATTAGCGCTGTCCGACTTCGCATCTTTTTGCGCTTTCTCCCGTTCGGCAGCAGTAAGTGGGGTGGCAAAAAACACAAATTCACTGCCATCAACAAGCTCGACAACTTGCTTAATGGGCTCAAAGTTTGCTGCTTTGCGCAGACGGTCAATTGCTCTCATCGGAGAAGCGGGGGTCGGAGTGGCTGCCATAGGAAACACATGGTCAGCACACA